TAAGTACAAATCGTTTTAATTGTTCTTTACCATCGGTAGAATCAGGATTTATCAATGAAACTTTTAATTCTGACCTATCCTGGGATATATCCGATACAAAAAGTTTTACTGGTTGACTATATCCACCAACTACGTCTTTAAAAAAGTTATAGACTACTTTATAAACACCCGGTAAAAGAGAAGACCTTCTCATATCTCGGTGTATATCAAGAACTACATTAGGATTTGATACAATTGATGTGTCTAATTTCCATGACTGTAAGTTATAAACCGTTCCAATATATGCACCGTTTGGTAAAAATACATGAAACTCAAAGTTATTTAATTTTGGGTCGGATGGATCTATCGTAAAAGGATAACTTACTTTTTCTAAAAGTCCATTATCATCTAAACCAACACGAATACCTCGAATTGGTAACGACGTAGATAAAATTTCATCAATATTTTTATATTCAAAATTAGCCATTTACTTAAATTTTAAGATTATTCTTTGTTATCAAATCGTTTATTCTCTTCTCTAAAGAATCATTTTCAGTTTTCAATGATGTTATTTGTGCGTTAAGTGCCGTAATTAGTTGGTCTTGAGCTCCATTTGCAGCATTTGCTTGATTTACAAGATTTCCAGCTAATGTATCTATCGCCATAGTCATATTGTCCATTTGTTGAGCGATATTCTTTTGTAAATCATCTAATGTACCACTAACAGCGGTTTCCAATGTTTGTATTGTTTCATTTTTATTATCAATTTCTTTGTCTTTACCAACATTATCCAATGCAATAGAATCTATAAATGCTTCGTGTTCTATTTCAGAACTAACCATAGAATCTATCAGTTCTTGTTTTGCCTTTATTATGTTCGATAATCTATCAATTTGAGCTTCCAAACTAGCAACCGAATTTGGCATAACAAGTTTTAAGTTTTGAACATCGGATAAGAACTGTTGTATATCCTGTTGGGCAGTTGCCGGATTTAATCTTGCTTCTGCAAAACGTTTCAGAACATTCTTATTTGCATTTACCGCATCTGGTAGTGACTCAAAATTTCTTTGTAAGATATATTCAAATCTAGAGGTAGTATATCTTTCATCTCTAGTTGGAACCATCACCTGTCCAGAATTTCTCAATATGTTTTCATAAGAAACCACTCTTTGTTCTTCATCACGAATTAAATCACCGTCCATTGGAAATTGGTCAGTTGGTGTTGTTAATTGAGACAAAGTTTCTTTTAATTGTTCTGATGGTAAAACACCGAACTCATTACCAGTTAATACTTTTCGTACAATATAATAATCAAAAACATCTAGCTTATACTTTAAAACTGTATCTGAAAGTGCTTGGCTTATTAGATTTGGGTCGTTGGAACCAAGAAGTGTTTTTAATTTTTTTTCTTCTTCAATATATTTCTTTATAATCTCATATTCGTAAGACTGTTTAAATGCCTTGAATTTTTCTATCAATTCTACTTGGTCGTCGGGTGTTCTTCTTTTGTATCTGTTTAATGTTATACCGTTATTTTTGAAGAATGTAAAAAAGTCTTCATAGGTTGGCATAGTAAAATTAGAAAAATTGTCAAGTATGTATTCTGCTTGACTAATGTCAACATCTGCCAAAAATAGAAACTTTACCAAGTCTATTTGCTGACTCATCTTACAACCTTAAAGTAATAATTGTTATCAAAAATTTGTACGTTATCACCTCCGTCATATTCTACTTTTACTACTACTCTGTAAAATCTTTCCGGTTGGAAAGAGTCCATCCAAATATTGAAATAGTTTCCTTCGGAGTCACAACTTATTTTTGACCCAATCGTGTCAAATGGTAAAATTATCTCATCAGTATGTGCATCTCTAATTTCATAATATGAAGAAGATGGTAAATAATACACCTGTGTATAGTATGACTGAGTGGTATATGTTTTTTGAGGGTATCTTGAATTGCAAGATATTCTTATCTTCGCCTTTTCAGATTCGATATATTGTTTTTTTAATTTTACATTTAATACCAGATTTTCAGAGTCTGCCGGTGTTAAACTTCCAGTAGAAAAAGTAGAATCGTCCCATACGACGTGTAGTCTTGGTACATATATCGTATTACTATCTGCACCAAAAAATTTTAAACTTGTTATTGTTTGATTTGATGATTCTATTTCATTACTGAATTTAATAATCATGCCATCATTTTGAAATCTACCAGAACCAGTTACCCATTTATTTATAATGGAAGTAACATTCATATAAACGTCAGACGACTGATAGACAAAAGATTGAGTACATTCCGCACCATCCCATGTCCACCATGTTCCACCTCCTTCGTTTGTAAAATATGAAGATGTAACATCTGCAGTGATGTTTGAACCAAATAAAAGATCAGAATCAATCCACGAATCCGATATATTATCCCACTCATAACTTGAAGCCAATGGAGGTATATCCCATTCTACTCCAACAGTTCTTGATGTTCTATATCTCCAAGACACTCCATCTGTTGTAATTGGTTTATTGAAATACTTACCAGTCCCATTATACCAAGAAGAACTTAACGGGTACGCATAAATTTCATATTCTTGTGGTATCTCTACAACTTCCGATGTTCTTAAAGAAAGATAATACTTTGCATTTGAAGAAATTTTTCCAGAATTTATTTTTGTCTCTAATTCTGTTGTATCAAACTTTAAAAGAAATCTACTATTGTAAATATCAGTATTATTGACGTACTCGTGTTTCAGCTCAAGTATTTGGTCTGTGCCTGTATTTAGAGATTCGGTTCTCTCGTAGATAGTTGCATCTTTTTGAGCGTATATGGTGTATATCATCCAAATGCCCTCACTTTACCAATTATATCATTATCTGGGTATTTTATTTCAAAGATAGACGGGTCTAACGATGGAAATATAATACCATCTTTTGTTGCTTGTTGAATATTATATGCGTTCGGAGCATAACCAATATCTGGGTCGATTAGATTTGTAAATCTAACATCAACTACTGTTTGTACACCGACTACCTTGTCTAATTCTGTAAATACATTGCTTATGACTATCGGTTGATTTATTTGCCATTTCTTTATATCAAAGTATTGTTTTAATCTATCAATACAACGAAGGATGACTTGATTACCGTTTTGGTCTGGCATTGTTATTATTTCAAATTCAATACCAACGTTAATTATGTAAGCATCCTTTATGTTGATTGCATCTGTTAACATTCTATGATAACCAAGATATGTTTTTAAATTTTCTTTGGTTGCATCATTTATTCTTGTTAATTTACCGAATGCATCATATCCAAGAAGATACAAATTTAATGCAAGAGGATTTGCCACTCTATCAGAATTATAAATAGAGTCTACTGTTAATTGGTCATCTTTTGTGATATATGCTTTTGCAACACCACCATACTTTTGTGGAAGACTATATGTTCGTATGATATAATCTTCTTTTGTAACCGCACGATTTTGTGATGCAAAATAAGCAAGAGCATTTTGACGAATTTCGTCTACTGTTTCTCCTTGTTTTGCACCAGCAGCTGGTTCTGGATTGGTTACTGCTAAACTACCAAGTACCTGATTGTATAATGGAAGAGACAATCCTGTTTCATCTAAAACAATCGAACGAGATTTTAATCGTGTTATTGTTTCACTTGGAACATTGTCTTTAATACCACCACCAGTTGTATAGTATATTGTAATATCTGTGTTGTTTGGAGCAAGTCCATATGTTTTCGTGTACAAGAAATTTGATGGGTCAATATCTGCGGATGAAGGACTTTCTATTCCTGTTAGAGAGTTTCCTACTAAATCAGGGTTTGGTACAAGTAATTCATCGTCTAAATCAGAAACACCAGCACCAAATTGAATTTCTATTTTTCCATTATCAAGTTGTCTTGTTATAAATCTTCTCGAAACTTTTCTTAACTTCAAAAGATAAGGAGTTTCATCTCTATATGTTGACAACGTTCTATCATTTCTTGATATATTAGGTGTTGGTTCAAAGATTGTATCTTGTGCTAAGAATGGTACATGATACCACTTATTTCCATCTGAATCTATACCATATAATATGTCTATTATGTTTGTATCTTCAAGTTCTATCTTATCGTATGGCTTTGGTTCACCAAACGAATATGTCTTTGACCTAATAACACCAGAAACAGCACTTATTGATTTTTTAAGAAGATAATATGTTGGTTCAAATGGTGGTGTATCTGATACTGAAAATACAGTTACCTCTAATGGGTCTAAACTACTAGAAAATCTAAAATCAAGATAATCAGTTGTTCTAAATTCAGTTGTTATATTTCTATTATCCGATGCAACGACCATTCCAGGTTCTATTGCAAATGCGTAAGAGTAATCAGGTCTATTTGATGTGCCCGAACCGATTGCCGGAACTATTTGAAATACATCCAATTTTACATTAGAAGCGATATTTGTTTTTGGTTTATATCCGAGAGACTGGGCAATATTTAAGATGTTCTGACGTTCAGATGCTTGTAAAATAAGAGACTCTTGTAAAGATGTATCTGTATAGTACGATAAAACATCACCCACATATGCCGCCATTTCCAAAAACATCATACCAGGAGATGATTCATTAAAATCTTGGTATGTATCTGGAAAATAGTTCTTTGCAAAATCTATAAGATTCTGTTTAAGAGAAGGAAAATCTCGTGAAAGATACCTGATGTCTTTTTTTACTAAATCAGCCATTAGTTTTGTGCCTCTTGGATTCTCAAATTACCCGTATCTGATATAAATATCTGAATCGGTAAATATATGTTTGTACCGACGATTTTCAGTTCGAGGAATATTCCAATAGCATGGTCTGGTTCTGCAACTCTTCCATCATCAGTCATATTAAACTTAACTTCAAGTTGTGTTATACCAACGTATGGAATCCAAGTTGTTAATGCGTCAATTATTTCGCCTTTTATCTTTTCTGTAAACTCGGCTTCGTCAGTTATGTTTTCAAACAAAATATAACGTAACTCTGTTCCAAAATCAGGTAATTCATATCGTTCACCTTTAGCGGTCAATAGTAGATTCTTTACATTTGAAAATACTTGAACTCTATTTGTATAACTTTGAAAAAATATACCTTGTGGATTATTAAAAGGTATAGTAACGCCGATTGGTTTTACATAATAATCAATAGATGAACTAGGTTCATTTATAATGATGCTTTTTCGTCTGAATCTAGCCAATCATTATACTCCCTTTTTCTCGTTTATTTTTGCCATAAGTGCTGAATAATCACGAGTTAAGGCATTTGCCACTTCTGGTGTTAATTCATTTGGGTCAACTCCTTGTGGAATTGCTCCATGTGAAGGTCTTGCAAAAGCATTTAGTGAATCTGTTGTAAAAGACATTTCAGTTCCACCAAATTCTTCATCGTATCTTGTACTTTCTTGTAAACTTCTTCTAGTTTGTTCAAGAATATCTTGTATTCCTGTTAATTTAGAATTTGAAGTTTGTTTTTGAATCGGTTTCTTTTTCATTCCACTCTGAAGTGCTTCTTTATACAAAGAAACTCCGTGTTTGACCGTTTCTTCAACCGGTTTTTGTGTTTTCTTTAGTCGTTTATCAAGAGCATAATCTATTTCTTCTCTTATAATTGACCTGATTTCTTTTAAAAATGATTTCGTATCCATTTTTATAGTCCTTTAATTATTGTATACTAATAACTATATTTAAACAAATTTTAGTGTATTTGGGTCGAGAACTCTTGAAATTTCAAAGTGCATACCATCAGGTGTACCCGTCCACCAACCTCCCCAGAAAAATCCCCATTTTATAGCAGAAGGTACAAGCTCTCTAACAGAACCTTTGGTTCCTAATGCAGCCGGGGTTTCATATAGGTCATTCCATCGTTGATTTATATCAAACGCAACTCCCCACGAGTGACTGCTAAGTGAACGACTGCCCTTTGCTTTTGAATATCTTGGAGAAAATGCAGAAGGACTAAATGTTAATATTCCACCAAGTAATCCTAGTTCTTCCCACTCAGCCCATAATCGTTTAAATTGTTCTGCACCCTTTTTATGGAATCTAGTTCCATTATGTCCAAATTTTTTGAGCTGTGGTATTTCTACAAAAACTATATTTTCTTGTTCAAAATTATTTAGAATTTGTACACGGCCGTTTGCCAGAGGTTCATATTCAATATGTCCAAAAATAGAAGATTTTTGTCTACCACTTAATTGAGGTACATCTGCTCTTGTTTTTAGTTCACCGGGTTTAAAATTATTTGGTGTATAATTTACATTAGAATACAATGATTTTGCAACAGTTCCTCCAAGTAAAAAGTCATAATATCTTTCTACGTTTTTATGACGATTTCTTGCCGTACTTTCACTATTACTTACAGCTTTTGTTATAGTAGTTGTTGTTCCTAAACTAACTTCATTTATTTGAACACCTTTATGGTCGTTCCACCACATAAGAGCACTTAATAACGCGAATTTATTTTGGTCTTTTCCATTTGGACCACCACCTAAATCACTTCTCCAATTGTATGAGACTAATTCAGGATATTCTAAAAAATCAACATTATTTTTTTCATACTTTCCATTAACACCAAAAAACTGATTCATCCTTTCATATTGATACTTTCCTGTTATTTGTATGGCACCGTGTCCACGATACGCATAACCTTCAGGACTTCCTTTATAAAAACCAGGATCAACAGTATAGTCATTTATTTTTTCGTCGGGTTCAACTACACCGGCATCATTTTTTGCAAG